CCTCCATTCACCCTTTCGCAAGAGCTGGCTCTTCGGAATCCTCTTCATACCTTGACGGAAAGCCCGACGGTCCAGTCGCTCTTCCAGGGGAGCAACCTTCACGCCACGCCACTCCTCGGTATTGTCACGCTGCAGCCGGGCTGCAGCAAGAGTGACATTGGCATAAAGAGAAGGTATCGGAGGACGCCCAACAACAACGGGCACGCTCCTCGACACCCCACGTCTCAGTACGGGGGCTCCTCCCATAAGGAAGGCAGCCCGGAACCACCGACACTTCACGAGCACCTTTCGCCACCACGGACCGACCTCACACAACGAACCCGAAACGCCCCGGAGGGCAATCTCATGGCGCATCATGTGGACGACTGCCAGCTGCACGGACCGTCCAAAAGAAGCCACACCCCGCAGCACCGAGAGGAGGACATCCCCAGGGGCAGAACGGTCTGGTCGAAGAAAAGACAAGACAGGTTTCGCGATCATGCTCCGCGACTTGAGGCAATAGACGGCGCTGTTGAGCTCCGCGTACCGCCGAGAGAACCCGGTCTTCTCCTCATTAACAACGAGGCCGTAACGCGAGGTAGTCGACCGCCATTCTTCGTACATGGCGACACTTCCCGCGAAACAACAATCATCCCCGTTGAACCTCCCGACCCGCTTCCTTTCCCCTTTGCCGACGAGCATACAGGCAATGTCGAAACACGCCTTGTTGAGCAGACACAACAACGGAAAACTCACCAAGTTCCCCATCATCGAGCCCCTCTTAATCGGGTAAACTACTCCCGATACGCTCCTCCACTCTGGGTTCCAGAAACTCTCCCTGAGGATTTCTCGCTCAATATCCGTGAGCTCCTTCGACTCCGACAGTACGTCAATGATAGCCCTGACGGCGGGAAGATAAATGTTATCAGTGGCAGATTTGTAGTCTCCACTTATGATCTTCTCTCCGGGCCGCAAATCAGCGACGACACTCTCAAAGTCCCCCTTCCCCACCTCCCCGCGCACCAGCCATCCAAAAGAGGACAAATGCCCGCAAAGAGCATTATGCACTGTGGTTAAAACGCGCTTAACCTCAGCCGACTGTAGCGTGACCGTCCGAAACTTTCCCTTCCCCTTGGCAGTGCCGACCCGCACACGATTCCGAATACCTGAGTACTCTTCCTCGGCACAAGCCAACGTACCGCCATGGTTCCGTTCAACCTCGAAACAGCCCTGCTGCGCAGGGACGTATTCCCCGAGACACGGTTCCTCCGAATCCATCCTCGCCTCCTCCAACCGCTTTCCCCAACCATCTGAAAGCTCCCTAACACGATCACGAAGGATCGAGAGGTCCCCCTCAGAAGGTAAGCAAGACACAGGGACATCCTTGCCGACGTGCAATCCCCAGTCTCGCCGCGCCTTAGCGGATTCTCTTTTATCGCACGGGTCGCAGCGGCCATCGAACAACCGCTTACACGACTTCACTGCCGAGACAAGTCTACAGTGACGCCTCCCGCGACGATTAGGAGCCTGTTTCAAGGTCCTGATCCACCATCCATCCCACTCCTCGCGCAATGAGCTGCAGTTCCCCCATGATGGGGCAAAGTCTTGTGGAGTTCCAAACTCCATCGACAAGACTCGAACTGCACGCTTCAACGCACGCGACAACGCTCCTGCTGCAGGGCAGCGGAGTAAATCGGTACCTCCCCCAGTGGGGGTCTTCCCGATGCCAGCCATTAGAGTAACAAAGAAGTTGCTTAGGCGGGCGGTCCCTTTGGTAAAG